TCATGGCTTTTTCAAAACTAGACATAAAGTCTGTGTTAGCTAGTAAATCTGTTCCAGCGAATAACAGACTACCTAAACTATGTTGAAGATCATATAAACCTGAGTCTATACCTCTAGTAATTTCATCAAGACCAGATATGTAATCTCTTTCTTGCGCAGGTAATTTTTTAACCAAACTCATAGGATCTTGTTTCATACCTATTGCATCAGCTAATCTTTTTGTTGGGTTGAGCCTGTAATACAAACTCATTATGTTTTTAGGATCAGGAAGAGATAACCACTTAACAGGTTTTTGAGGTGCTGTTTTTTCTGTTAATGTTTCTTGAATTTTAAATTTAACTTCGTCAAGATCAATAGGTTTTTGATCTTTTATATCTATCTCGACAGCTTCGTCTTTGGTAGTGTCCTTGAGAAATCGTTCGTAGGCGGTTTCAGCCATGTTACGCCTCCGCTGGTAATACTAAATTAACGTTATACTTTTTATTAAATTGATCTACGTCTTGTTGTGTTGATATTGATGCAAAGTCTTCCAATGCTTCTGCACTGTTAGCCATCAGTTGTACAATATCATCTGTAATTTCTTTTGGTAATCTAGCTCTTAGTTGATCATAGCTTATTGGGTTAGCCATGGATGGTGTCTGAGGTCCGGGAGCCATGGTCTCTGTAACTTGTTCTTCCATTACCATTTCACCGTTAGCGTAGCCCGCTCTACCACCCCCTGAAAACTGTCCAAGTATTTTTTTAATTTGTTCAATAGCGTCAATATATAATTGTGGATCGTTTTCACTTTCGTATTTTTCAGTTCCTTGAGTTTTATCGTCTCTAAATAATTCTTCAGTAATACTAGAAAACAAAGTTTGACCAGTGTTTGATTGAACAAATATCTTTATTGCGCCTTCTGTTATAGGATTAGATTTAGTGTAATTATTTTTCTGTGTTTTTAAAACTTCTAATCTTATAACTTCATCTTGCGTAGCTGTGCCTGCTTTTACTTTGTCTTCTAACTCATAAATTTCTGGTATGATTGCTTCTAGTTGTTTAGCTATTTCTAAATCTCTATATGTTTTACCACCTGTTTCAGATCCAAGTATATCAGCTTGCGCACCAATTAATGTTTTAAACATATTAGCTTCTGCATTGTATTTGTTTATAGCTCTGTCTTGTAGAGATTTATTATAGGACGCCCTACTTTCTCTAAATCTATTGAAAGGTTCTTTAGCTGATAACGCAGCTGTTTGAAATATATTTCCTGCAGCAGGTCTACCAACTAAATCTAAACCAAAATCTATTTTAAAATCATCGAGTGATCTATCTGGTGCCATAGGTGGTGCTTTGTACGCCATACTATTTGCAAGATCTCTTAACTGTTGCATGTTCATGTTTCTAATATCTATTTTAGATAGATCAGTGTTAGGTAGCTGAATATTTTTTGCATTTAATTCTTCAACTGATTTACCACCTTCATATCCTTGTCTAGGAGCTAAACCTGAAGTAATACCTTCACCGGCACTACCACCTTTTCTAAACATTGGTCTACGCATTATTCTGTTCATGTTAATTTACCTTTTTAAAATCTACGTCTACTTTAGAATAGTCTACTTGTAGGTACCCATTGTCTGCAACTGAAGCAGCCCATGGAACTTCTTGAGCCATAACACCTTGGTAAGTTTCATCTTCACCTATGTATTTAAAGTTGTAAACATTTAAACCTGAAGGAGATTTTCCAACTAATTTAATATCTTCTTTTAATTGAACATCACTTAAAGCTATATCTTCAACTGTTCTTTGTTGTCTATTAGGTTGACCACCACCAAAGATACCACTTAATACACTAGCTGTTCCAAGAGCCGTTTGTAATGGTGTTGGATTCGGTGTTACTGTTGATTGATTACCGAACGGTGCATTACCTGAGAATAGACTTGCAACTCCAGATCCGTATGTACCTAATCTTTCATAAGGTTCAAACGCCTGTAGTCTATTTGCTTCTCTTACTGCGTCAAGTTCTGCTTGTGTTTGTGCTTGTTGTAGACCGCCCAATCGACCCAACTGGTTAATATCTGCTGTTTGAGATGCTTGTATGTCACCTGCTAACGCTCTTTGTTGACCAAACGCTCTGTCAGCTAAATTCTGTGCTGTGTTAAATCCTTGTTGTCTTAATGTTGCAAGCAACGCGGCTCTATCTAAATTAGACTGTGCTCCTTGTTCTGCAAGTTGAACACCTTCTCTACCACCACCAAGATTACCACTTCTTGCAGCTTGTAATCCAATGTTTCTTCTATCTATTGCTGCTTGTTTATCAAAGTCTGCTAGTGTTGCATCGATTACATCTTGTTGATACGGAGACATAAAACTTTGATAACCTGTTGGTCCAGAGTACGCTCCTGCTTGTGTAAGAAAAGGTTGATATGCACCTACACCTGATTCAGCTAAATTGTAAGCTTGCGTTTGTAGTGCATCTTGTGCTGCTACTTGTGGTGCAAATCTAGATGTATCTAAAGGTATTGCAGTTAAACCTGCTAATTGTTTTCCGTAATCAACACCAAGGTCTGTTACGTATTGTTGTGGTAAATTTTGTACTTGTTCTATTGCCATTATACTACCTCGCTTAATCTTTCCGAGACTGCGAACATATCTCTAGCACCACCCATACCTTGTGATTCTCTAGACAGTTGTCCTCCGCCTTCTAAATGTTTCATTACGTTTTCCATGACTTTAGCTCCTTCGTCAATATCTCCACCACCTGCGTTTCTAACAGCATCTGCTGTAAATACAAACTCATTTACACTTAATCTTGCAGGCACATCGTCCGCTTTTTCTTTAGCTCCAATCTCTACAAAACCACCAGTGTTTCTATAATCTTTTTCTAAACCACCAAGGTCCATGATTCCACCCTCGGCTTTCATGTTTTTTTGGCTCATATAATAATTTTCATATTGTTTATGATTTTCATTCATAGCAGCTGCGTCTGGATTTACTTCATATATTTTTTTCCAACCTTGATAATTAGGATCGCTTTCATAATCAACGACTGCATTACCTTGATTGTATCCTATTCTACCACCCATAGCTGCTGCTTGAGTATTTTCTGGCAACGCTTGTGCGTATTGAATAGCCATTTCTGCTGGTGAGAATTTTCTAGCTTCAACATCTGGTAAGAAATTTAAGTTAGCTGCTAGTCCTTGTTTTTGATCTAATAGGTTTGCAGCCTTTTTAAGTTCTGCTAGTTGTAATGCTGTGTTGTCATCAGGTAAACCCGGTGTGCCCGGTGTGTCAGACTGTGTGTTTTTAGTAAACAAACCTGCTGTAATACCACCGACTATTGGCACAATATTTTTAGCTATACCGCTTGTAATAGTTTCACCTAATGTGCTATCGCCAACGCTAATGTCTGAAAGTTTACCTATTTTGTCCATTGTATAATCTTTTGCACGGATTAAAGCATCTATTACAGAATTTCTTCTGTCAGCTCCACCAGGTAACAATTCATTACCACCAGCTACAATTGCAGCTGTAAGTAATGGATTTTCTTTTATTTCATTTGGAATTAAATCATCAATAAGTTTATCTTTTGCTTTTTGAAGTAGTGATCCTATTCCATATTTACGTCTACCATCGGCACCCATGATTCCACCAAATGCTGCCATTTCTCTTTTGTCTGGTAAAGGTCCTATTGGTTTTGGTTGAAAAGGGTTAACTGGTTTTGTTGGGTCTTCTGGTAATGGGTTACCACCACTCATCATACCTTCTCCAATAATCATTCTTTTAAATTCTTCTTTGCTCATCGGTGTAGCATCAGGTCTTTGTTCTAATAAATCATAAATGTATTGTTCGTAAGCTTCGTCTAATGCGTCATCTACCATCATCATTTGCATTTCTTGAGGTGATTTAGGACCCTCGTTACCTCTATATTTGATAGATGGTGCGTTGGTCATTAATTCTTCGGATATTTGTAAATCTGTAATTGCCATGGTTTTGTTAGTTTACTTTGTTTTTCCTATTAAATCAAGAGGCGGCATAATAACTGTTACATCTCTCTGCACGTCTTCTGCAGGGATATTAGCAGCTTTTAATGCTTCTTCAGTCTCGTAAACCTCTCCTGTTTTTTTGTTTTTAATTGTAGTTATTATCTTTTCTGGTGTTAGTGTTGGTATATTATCCATTATGTGACTACCTCTTTCTTAATGTTTAAATAGCTAATAGCCACTGAAAAAGCTCCAGTGTTACTAGATTGTACGGTTAGTGTTTTACCACCCTCTACTATCAAAGGTTGGGTTAGTAATTCTTCTGTTTCATTAGCTGTTAAAGCAGCTGATTTAATTGTTGTAATACTGTCATTTAATACGGTTACTGTAGGTGTGCTAGCCGATGTTACTTTTAATGATTTAATTATATAAGTTTCACTTACCAAAGGATTACCTGCTCCAAAAATATTGAGCGCATTACCTGTAGTATCGTTATTTATACCTTTAAATTTATATTGGTTTACTACTGCCATTATTCTAAAAAGAAACTTCTAGCTTCTATCTCCTGTTTTAATTCTTCTTGAAACGTTGTATTTAATTTTTCCAACACGGCGTCTAAATCTCGCACAAGTGATTGTGCTACATCTTCTCTATAATCTGGACTTGCCCTTGTTAATGTTTGTACTATCTTAGCCATTATCCTATTCCTAATAAATTTTTTAAAGCTGTTAATCTGTTTCTTTCACCACTTAAAATATTACCAGCTCTTAGTTTTTGTAATAAAAAATAATACTCATCTCTTAACGCAGCCATTTCAGGTGTTGATCCTAAACCTTCGCCATCACGATCTTTATTATCATCTAAATTTTTAGTGTTTTTTGTTTTACTTTTTGTTTTACTTTTTGATTTACTAGTAGTTCTATCTACCAAACCACTTACAAAAGAATCAACTAAATTTGTGTCTGTTAAACCAAATGTTTCAGCTAATCCAGCTGCAAATTTTGCTGCGCTGTATAAACTTTTTGCTTTTCTATATTTAGCTCCAAGAGCAGGATTAATTGCAGTTAAACCAACCGGAACAACAACATCTTTAAAGAAACTAAACTTTTTTTTCTTGGGTTGTGCAACAAGAGACATATCAAAAGGATTAAACATTTTAGTAACTCTAGGATCAAAAACGCTAATGCCTTTTTGATTCAATGCATCTATTGCTTTTTGTCTATTACGTTTAGCTGTATAAGTAGTTGGAACAGTTATTGGATTATCAAACTTATCAACACCTATTGTAATTGTTGGTGTTGGCACATTTTTATATTGATTCATTATAGCTCTTTCTCTAGAGCTCATGCCTGCATCTTTGTTTGCTTGTACGTTTGCTGTTTCTGTTCCTAAATCTCCAGTATCAACTGCATCGTTTACACTTTGATTGCCAGTGTCTGCACTAGGAGAACTAAAATCATCTCTACTTGCATCTCTACCACCACCGTATTTAGGTCTTGAACCATCTTTAGTTTTTGAAACTAATTGTCCAAGAGCATACAGTTGTCTGGCTTGTTGTAATCTTGTAATTGACATTATCTTCTTCCTCCTGAATGCACGTCTAATCTAAATGTTCCTAACTTCCAGTTTGTGTCTACAGCAGTATTAGAAATAGTCAATGCAATAGCTCTAGCTCTTGCACGGGTGTCTATTTTTTTAGTGCTAGAAGTTGTAGTAAATGGTCCAAGTGGAGAACTAGCAGAACTGTCGTTTGGAAAATTTCTTAAATCTAGTTGTACAATTGTATTACCTTGTTGAGCAATAAAGTCTGGTATAATTCTACTTATTCTCATCATGAACTCACCATCACCTCTAAATGTAATACCTCTTGATTGATCTTGTGTTATGTCAAAATCTCCGGATGTAATGTTTGCCGGAACAGCTGCTGTTGATCCATTTTTAATATAGTTTACACCTTTTTCATGTTCATAATAATAACTAACACCATCTGTATTGCCAGTTACATCAAAAGAATCATCATCACCTGGATCATATTCTGTAGCGTGTGGTAAACCAAATACAGCAGAATCTTGCCAAGTTGTTCTTTTAAATATTGAACTATCGTTTGTAAACCAAATAGGCCTGTCTACCGTAGAATCTAAGTAACTATAAAGAACCGATCTATTATTAGCATTAGAGTTTTCAGTTGGATAGAACCATACTACTTCACCAAACAAGTTATTAATACCACAATAAATTAATTGATTAGATGTTGTATTTAAATCATCGTAAACATAGTCTTCAACAAAACAGTCTAGTGATTCTAGTTTACCAGTAAATCTAAAGAAACCATTATCAGACATCCAATATGCAGCGCCATCAACTTCAACAGCTGCGTTCATACCAATTAATCCACAGTTGGTTCCAACTTGTTCAAATGCAAAAGTAAACGGTGTTCCTACAAAACGCATTGTAAATAATGCTGTGTCACTCCAAACATAAATTGCATTTCTACCAAGTTCAGCTCCCATGATCCGTGATCCGTCGGCCAGTCTTTGTGTACCAGCGGTATTAGTAGATGTTGGTGTATAGTCAGTTATATCTTCTTGAGATGAGAATCTTATAAACATATCGTCTTGTGTAGTTTTATCTCCGATAGTTGTTTCGGTTCCAAAAAATACTAAGTGACGATCAGGAGTAGATACAATCATATCACGGGATGCGGTTGGCGCACCTGTTATAATTGTAGCTCTTGTTGCTGTCGCATTTGATGCGTCTCCATCCCATTGAAAACATTCTCCGTTGTGTATCAACGCAATAAGTGTTGAACCTAAATTATCTAATGACCATAAACCAGGATCTGTAACTGAGTCTGTGTTGGCTGCAGGTGATCCCCACCCAGTCCAACTTGAGGTATTTGTAACAGTAGCACCGCTGCTGTGTCCGGATCTCGTGGATCCTCTAGCAGCTCTCGTAATACCTGTTAGGTCATTGCCAGAAACACCAGTGTAAGATATTTCTTCTGAGCCTACTTGAATATAGTTTGTACCTGATGTTGGAAAACCGGCTGTGCTTGTAAGTGTAATACTTGTTCCAGATCCGCCCGTACCATTTGCATCATCTAATAACGCTCCATTTAAAGTTGTTGTTTGAGATCCTAAAATATTACCACCCCATAATGATATACCCCAACCAAAAGCTCCTAACTGTTCTGGTGGTCCAACATGATAGTATTGATAATAGGTTATGCCTCCCGATGTAGTCGCACCACTTCCAGTCTCATTACTAGGCATTGTGATAGTTATAGTAGTTGAACTTGGTACACTAGTTACCATAAATTTTTTATCTGCAAAATCAGAAGCACCAAAATTAGAATTAGTTATGGCTGAAAATGTAGAGGCCTCACCAAACAGTATTATATCTCCAGCTTGAAAATTATGTGATCCCGGAAAAGTTATTGTTACTTCTGGATCTCCATTAGTAGTGCTAAATGCATTAGTGATCGCTGTGCCTGATGGGTTAGTTAAAGGATGTATGTCATAGTACACTCCTCCAGAGTATACATATAAAATTCTGTTTGTACCAATGGCAGCATATTTTATTGAGTCTTTGTTTACAAAATGATGTAAACCTCTTACAACACCTGTTAATTTAGATGCACCTAATTGATTCCAACCACCTATTTTTTCTGGTGTACCGTATCTAAAACGTACGTTCTCACCACCCGTCCATTGTCCCTCGGCTCCTGTAGGTGTAATTTGTTTATTGAATCCAGGTAAAAAACCTATCTTTTGTAACATATGACTCCATTATAATACTACTTTACAAATGAAGGTAGACCTAACATAGGTCTTCCATCAAATTTGTTTTTTTCAGCAAATGGGCCATTTACATGATTATAATGCAAAAATACCTGGCCGCAAATGTTTCCTTCAAATGGCTCTCGCCAATGTTCCAGATCACATCCACTATATACCAGCATATCTCCCCTTTCAAGTAAGACTTTTGTTCCTTTTGGAGCATTTGGTTTTACAATGTTTTGTCGTTCGTTGATAACATTATTAGCTCCTGTGCCATCAATAAATATAGGCCATGGGTCTCCTCCTAAATTTAAAGTGGTAGATATCTCACAAGAAGGCCTATCTTTATGTCTTTTTAATATATCGCCTTTTTTATATACCCTAGCGTATGAGTAAGTAGGCACTAATTCCAACCCTGTTTCTTTAGCCATAACGGGTAGCATTTTAACTAATAAAGTTTCCATTACTTGATCTGCGTAATGTGAATATGTGTTTGGCACTTGAGTATCACCGTATGTTCCGCACATCCCGTTGTCATGTAACAAGTTATTTTCATACATAAATGTAATTGCATCTCTTTTTAAGAGAAAATAATTAAATATAAAATTAGCTAGTTCATAGCTAACAGCACCTTTGATTACTTGATATTTATTGAAAGCCATGTTGTATAAAATTAAAAGATATTGAAATTCTTAAGTCGTTAGATTCATTTGGTTCTACTTCATGCCACAACCATGACGGAAACATTACTACTCTTCCTACAATAGGTTCTAAATAAACACTGTCCCACAAATCTTGTGGTAGTTTTTCTTTTTGTAAACTAGGTATATTTAATTGTTTGCCTGGTCTAGGTTCGTGTATTTTTAATCTACCTGAATTAGGTTCACTTTTAAGATAATAAACACCACTAAATAAACTATTAGGATGACAATGTAATTTATTGTAAGCACCTGGAGGATTAATATTAGCCCACATATTACCCAAAACAGGTTTTCTATCTAGAAATTCTTCTTTATAAATATCAACTTGCATATCATATAATTCTTTACACAGTTCTTGATACTCTTGCTTAGTCTGCATATCAGGAGTAGAGTGCCATCCATTAACGTTGGTTTTTTTAACGCCTTTATCTTTTTTAGACCAATCAAAAATTATTTGTGATAAATGCGTTGTATTTAAATTTATATCTTTTGCATATATAATTGTTGGAAAAAATTTTTCTTTAATCATTTAAACGGTGTACCCCCAAACCAAACTACTAATGATTGTCTTACACCTCTTTTTACAGGATTAACTCTATGGTTTATAAAAGATGCAAAACAAATCGCTTGGCCTTGCTCTAGTTTTTTATATCTTCCTGGGTGAAGCAGTTCTAAATCTCCTCCTTCAAATTCTGATGGATCGTTTAATAAAAGAGTCATAGAAATTTTTCTTACTGGTGGTTCGTGTGCCATGTTTGTATCACAGTCCATATGCCAGTCATAAAACCCACCTTCTGGATATTCTGTAAATTGAGCTTGTTCTGTGACTCTAACATTATCAAAACCAAAATGATTTAAATTAGCAGCTTGTATAAAACTATCTAATTTATCATACATAGGTCCTGCTGAATTAAATGGTATCCAAGATATAGTTGTTATTCTTTTATTGGTATCAACCCCTCCACCTGGTTTGTTCATTCCTACTTGAGCGTTTTGTGGTGGTTGGCTTCGCCCTATATTTATTATCTCTCTACATTGTTCTGGTGTAAACAAAGGCGTGTTGCTTTGTATAATCCAACTTTTCCATTTAGGTTCTTTTACTATTTTATTAAAATACATTATGCTCCTCTACTTTTTAAACTATCATATACCACATCACAATTACACGCGAGTGTTCTTCTTGTCCCTGGTCCATTAAAAGGATAAACACAGTGCCTCAAGTCATATGGAAATACATAAAAATCTCTTTCTTTTATTTCAGGTTGAAAATCTGTTTTTGCAAATTGTCCAGAGTTAGAACCCAACAATTGTAATTTTCCATTTTGTGGTGCATCTGCTGCAGAGTACTCTACACCAAACCCATGCGGTGGTAATTTTAAAATCATTACAGATGATAAACCAGTTTCTATATTACCTTTATGAATGTGAATTGGATTGTATTCATGTTCTTTCATTTCATTAACCCATATAGAATCTACACTATATTTATATTCTGATATTTTATTTTCTTTTAAATAATGTTTTACACAAAAAACAAAAAAATCTAATATGTCTTTAGTTAAAAAATTATTCTTGCGCATCCTGTCATTATCTGGGCCTGCATAGTAAAGACTGTGTTCATTGTTTATTTTACCAATTAATTGTTTGTTGGCTTTAGGTAAGCTAGCTATTTTTCTTTCGTATATTTCATTAATAGCATTATAAATATTTAAAGGTACTTGATATTTTACTATTAATTGTCCTAAAGATATGTATTCAAATGGCATCTAAATCTACCTCTTTGTATTTTTTTGCTGCAGTTTTAATAGTGATAGGCTCATCATTTTCTAATACTTCTATTGGAAATTCTTTTAAACCTAATTCTACTCCCGCAAGATATCTATTATTACCATAAACTATTTTATAGTTTTCTCCATCTTCAACAGCCAACAATGGATTAATTATAGAACCCGTTTTTTTAATGTGATCTCTTACCTTTATAAAGATAGGAGATTTTTTTTGACTATTCGGGTTTTGCTCCAAGTGTTGATTTCTCAGATATAGCTTCTCTCTTTGTACCTTCAAGTTGACCTCTCTCCTTTTTAATTCTTTCTAGGGTATCAAGTTGTCCCATAACATTAAATATTTCTGGCTGACTTGATGCGTTGCCTAAAGTATTTTTTCTATTTAGCATTATCTTATGATAAGATTCTATTTGGTGAGTATTAACATCTTGATTATCAAAAGAACCATCATCAAGTTCTTCTTTAAGTTTTGACCATAATTTTATTTCTCTCATTCGATCTTTGGCAGTTAATTCCATAGAGGCTTTGCCAAATCTTTTTTCATCTAAGTTAATCTGTAATAATTCTGCTTTTAATGGATCTTTTTCTTCTTTTAATTTTTTTTCTAGACTTTTAATTTTTACATCATTTTTTCTATACTCAAAAGAAAGAGACATTAATTGTTCTAAATAAACATTTTGTTCCCTAACACATTGCCAGTATTTTGAAGCATGGGTTGGGTATTTGTAATCGTTTAAAACTGAAAACCTCATTTCTGTTTCAGTTCTAAATATTTGTTTCTTAGTCCAAGTATCTCTAAGTTCACCTGTTAGCTCTTTAAATTTACTGACATCTGCTGGGTCTAATAAATTATTTAAGCTTGGTGCTTCTTTTTCTATAAGTGCATGTATATTTCTTTTTTCTGTCATATAATTCCTCTTTCAAAACTTAATATATACTTTCTAAAATCAATGTCAATATTAAGATGAGGTAATAGTAACAGTAGCTGGTCCAGGTGCTGTGAACGTTGCCGTTCCGTTTGGACCACCTCTAACGTGATATGCGGGTGATAAAGGAGATGTTGTTCCATTTCCTTGTATGTAACCTCCGCCTGGGTTTGGAATAGTCGCTCCTGAAATATTAGAGAAGCATGTTCCATTATAAGCTTCAGTTGCAGTTACCGGTCCAGGTGGTGAACTACCACCATATAATATAGAATCAGTTTGTACTCCTGTCATTCCTGCTTCAGAGTTTCTAGGGTTTACAACATTGTTGGTATTAGCCCAAGAAGTTCCGTCATATTCTTCTGCAAGAGAACCTTGTGTTGGTTCTGGAACTCCAGGATATCCACTTCCTCCTGCAGCTATTGCAGCCGTTACTACTCCTGTTCCACCAGTATTTTTTCTACCAGTGTTCATGTTATTACCATTTGTCCATGATGAACCATTAAATTCTTGTGTTTTAGCAACCGTAGTTTCTCCGGCTCCTTCACCACCACCAAAGTTTAACGCAGCAGTTTCTATTCCAAGAGCTGAGTTTGATCTAAGTGGTGTTGGGTTTGCTGGAACTCCTGTCCAGGTTGTACCTGTCCATTCATTACAAGTTGTAGATGGACCACCAGGTCCGTGTCCACATATACCTAAACCTGACGAAAGAAGACCTGTTCCTGCTCCATCTCTACCTTCAAAAGGATAAGTTGCTGACGATGACCAAGCGGTTCCTGAATATTCTTCTGTTTGGTTTGATACAGGATTTGGTCCTGGAGAACCGTCTGAACCTTGAAAAATTACAGCTCCATCATAATTTCCAAGACCAGAACCACTATTATAAGTTCTACTTGTATTTGGTCCAGTGCTCCATGAAGCCGATTGAGTAATAAGACCTTTTAATACTCGTGTAGTTGTATTGTACCAAATTTCTCCAACAATTGGATTACTTGGATCTGCTGATCTTATTGGTATATTGTTTCCTTTTATTTCACTATAAGTTGCCATAATTTTTTAACTTGTTGTAATTGTTTGTACTGCTGCTCCTGCTGTAAATTCTTCTGTAGCGGTAGTGTAAGGAGGAGCTGTTCCTCCAGCTATGAATCCTGATGTTGAGTTTATTCCTGAAGATGCTCCGTTAGCTCTACCCGTGCTCATATTTCCTACAGTTGTCCAAGATGTTCCATCCCATGTTACTGTAGTTGTTTTGTCTGCTTGAAGCCAAAAATCAGACGTAGGTGCAAGATTAGATGATGTACCGCCGTTTCCTTTACCTACTGGAACTGCTGTTCTAGTAGTCCATGAAGATCCGTTCCAATTTGCGTGAACAGTTGTTGCAGTTCCAGGTGGGATATCATATCCTCCTACAAAACTAGCATCATTATAGTCTCCTACAGCGCTCGTATTGTAAGCATGTACTGGAGCCGCGGGAGAAGTTGTCCATGATGAACCGTTCCAAGTATAACCATTTGATGTTGGATAAGCTTGACATCCAAAAGCATTATCTTTGTCTCCTACAAATTTCATTTGATAAATATTAGTGCCTGCAGCCGTAATACCTGACCAAGAACTACCATCATAAGTAGCCATAGCTCCAGGAGCGTTTCCATCTCCTCCTCCAGCAATTGATGCTGATTGAGGTCCTGCTGCACCACCAAGTGAAAAACTAAAAGGTAAAGCGGGAGCTCCACTCCAAGAAGTTCCGTTGTAATTGTTAGTTGCTGATATGTATGAAGGGACAGGGCCCGTTCCACCAGCTATTGAAAAACCTGCTCCTACAGTTCCGGATCCTGCATTACCATATAGTCCTGTTGGTAAAACACCTCCTGAAGACCAACTGCCTGTATCAAATCCTACTACTTTTGCTACACTTGTAGTTGAATTAAACCAAACCTGTCCTTCAGCGCTAGGGCTAGGATCTGATGAAAGGTATTGTACCTGTTGTCCAAATATGTCAAAATAAGTCGCCACTTATATTTACTCCACTAATGTTATGTCTTCTGGTCTACCTGGGTTTGTTGCATCTGTTTTTACCTCTTCAGGTAATGCATCCCAATCAGATTGTGCTTGAGTAACTTCCGCGTCAACGATTGCTTGTGCTTCAGATAGAGTTTTTCTAGCGCCATTTACGCCAGTAATCCATCTATTAGCATTTTGATCGTTAGCAGGTATTCTCCACACGTCTCCAGGAAAACTTCTAGGTTGAAGTTTTCTAGAATCATCTGCAGTGATAAAACCTTTTCCCCAGTTTTCCGCTACACAGTATTGATACGTTGCCATAATTTATCCTCCTTAAGATGTTGTTAAAGTTAACACAGTTGGTGCTCCAGGACCAGTAAATTCTTCTGATGCTGAGTTTGATCCGGGTGAGCCTCCTCCGGCTGCTAATGCGCTAGTGGCATCACCGCCTGATGCACCATAAGTTCTAGCAGTGTTTAAATCTCCTGTGGTAGTCCAAGATGTACCATCATATAATTCTCCGTTAGTTGTCAAACCTGGGTCTTGGTCCCCACCTGCTATGAATGCATTTGTTTGTGGTCCGCCACCAAAAAAATTAACTCTTGTTGTATCGTTGTAATTACCAGAAGCTGACCATGAAGTTCCGTTCCAATTATATGCTTCAGTGTTTGTCGGCTGTCCAACTCCACCTGCTCCAACAAACCATGCTGCTCCTTGAGTTCCGCCACTTTGTCCAGCGTAGTTATTAGGGTTTGTATTAGGTTGTACTGTCCAACAACTGCCATCATAATATTCAACAGCTGTAACGAAAGTCACTGGTGGATTGTAACCACCTCCAGCTAAAGCTGCCGTTTGAGTTCCCGCAGCAATTGGTCCATAACCTCTAGCATTATTCAGTGAACCTGGAGAAGTGCTCCAATTTGTTCCATCGTATTCACTAGTCGTAGTTACCGTTGCGGGTGTTGGGTTTCCTCCAAATAATAAGGCTGCTCCTTGTGTTCCAGCTGATCCCCTAGATGATAAACTTACATTAACGTTGTTAACAGAAGTCCAATTAGTTCCATCATAGTGTTCTGTTGCATTTGATCTACTTGCAGGTCCTGACAAATAACCCCCAGCTGCTAAACCTGCTGTTTGAGTTCCCACTGTTGCTGTGAATATAGACTGCCTAGCAGTATTTAAAGCATTACCAGTTGTCCAAACTCCAGATGTAGTTACCGTGTTTAACTTAAACGCGCCATTACTACTATCATACCAGATTTCTCCGCTTATACCTGAAGTAGAAGTTCGCGACTGGACAGCCGCCCCTTTAATAGTTCTGTAATCAGTCATTATTTAGTCTGCAACAACCAACCTTGAGTCGCATCTACATAGACCAGTGTGTTCGCCGCTCTTTCTGTAGAAACAACTAAATCTGCTGTCGCCCCCTGTATTTTGTGGCCATTTCTTGCAATGGTTAAATTATTAGTATCGAATGTACCTGCGTAATCTACAAATGAAACAAAGTCTCCAATTGATGCAGACCCTGGTAAAGTTAAAGTAATTGCGTTTGATGTAGTGTTAAGAAAATAACCCTCTCCTGCTACAGCTGTTTTAGTAGCTGCTGTAATAACAGCTTGCCATGCAGCGCCGCCTGAAATAGTTGAAAAAGATAAATTACCAGAACCATCAGTGATTAATGCTTGATCAGCATCTCCATCGTTGGTTGGTAATGTTAAAGTTACGTTTGAACCTACAGTTGCTGGTGCTTGTAATGCTACGTAGTTTGAACTATCAGCATCAGCTAATCTTAAATCTCCTTGAGCTGCAATTTGAACATTGCTTCCGTCCCAAGTTAAATTAGCAGATCCACCAAATGATCCTGAGTTGTTAAATTGAATTTGTGTATTTGATCCACCAGGAGGTGATGCAAGAGAAATTTCTTTTATTTGTGGATTAGTTCCATCGTTTGCAGTTGCAACGACTAATTTATCACCTTTATCTGTAGCAGAAAAAGTTGTTCCACTATCTGAACCAGATACATATTTGAATTGTACTGTATGGGCTCCAGAAGTTGTGTTTCTTAAAAAATAAAAAGTTTCTACGTCTAAAGGTATTGTTACGATTTGATTTCCTGTAATTGTACCTGTAAACTCAATCATTCTAAATTGAGCAGTACCTGTAACGTTACCATCAACAACAGTTAAAGCTGTTGTTTGTGCGCCGCCAGCTATATCTTTTGTAGAATAGCCACCAATAATTTGTTCTAAAATCTGTAAATTTGTATTAGTCTTGTTACCCCATGTACCAGCATTTTCGCCGGTTGCCATAAGTTCTACGCCAAGAGGTGTATAAGATGATGCCATTGTTAAAATCTCCTAGTTTGTTAGTTTATATTGTTTATTTAGTTTTATGTCAAACATAATTATGCAGGTGTTTTATCTACATAAGTAGCCCCTGTGTAAGGTGTTTTATCTCCATAATATTTAAGTATTAATTTAGCTTGGTTTACACTTGTTGTAGCAGTCAATCCTAGCCCTGCTAAATCTGCATTAGTTTGCTGGACTGTGGTTAACGTGCCTACGCTACTTGTAGCTGATAATCCAGATAAAACAGCACCGGTAATGTTAGAAACAGTTAATGATCCTAAAGATGAAGTAGCAGATAATCCAGTAGGTTGAATTAAAGGAGCAGACGAAACTGTAACTGTTCCAACTGATGTAGACGCACTTAATCCAGTTAAGCCAATTACACTAGCAGGAGATAAAGTTCCTACTGTTGACGTTGCGGATAGCGCTGGTAATCCAACTATCTGTGCAGCAGCTGTTACTGTTCCTACGGACGATGTAGCAGATAAACCTGATAAAGTAAACGTAGCATCAGATTTAGTTGTTAATGAACCAATTGTTGACGTAGCACTTAATCCAGTTAGACCCATTGTTTGATCGGCAGGATCAAGAGTTCCAACAGTAGATGTCGCTGATAAACCAGGTAAAGTAAATTGTGCAGCTTCAACAGATCCCCAACCATTGATACCCCAAGATAATGTACCCCATCCTGGTTTTGTTACTACACTTTCACTCGGTAAATTTACAGTCGCTGTTGCAGATAAACCTGTTAATGTAACATTAAGACCTGACTGACCCCAGTTTTCTGCACCCCATGTGTCACTACCCCAACCAGTTTCATTAAAAGTAATTAAGGACCCAACACTTGAAGTTGCGGATAAACCAGTAAGAGTTACAGAAACATCATCTTGGCTACCCCAAGAATTTTGTCCCCATTGTAAAACACCCCATGTATCAGGGTCTACTGTGTTTGCTTGTCCACCCATTCCTGAGTGACTCGCACAATAATAATAAAGTTGTGGTGCTGAAGCAGCAACAGTTATTTGAACTTGAGTTGAACTATTTACAGTTACACCCGTAGTGTATTCGGTTCCAGAATTATGTGTACCGTCTGATGTTGTGGAAAATCTAAATGGATGAGCCGAAGGATAATTAAATATATAAGTGTAACCCTCAGCAAGATTTACAGTATCTTGTTGAACACCATCAATAACATATTTATTGCCATAGCCGGTGCTGACTACCGTTACTGTGAATGTTCGGATTGCCGACATAAGGACTTACTCCTTATGCTATCTGAATGATCGCGTTGCCTGCAGTTTGTGCTGGAAACTCTATTGTAAAAGTTCCGCTTGTTACAGTTTTGTCTGAACCAAAGTTCACAACACATACAGCTTTATTGCCATTAGTTGAATTATAAATTAAACAACCTCTCGCTGTAAAAGAAGCAGAAGTCCATGACGTGTTTGCAAATTTAACACACGCCGTGTCACCAGATAAAACTGGAGTTGTGCTTGTTAAATTATTTCCGCCACCAGTGTATCCAGACGAAGTAGTGGTTACTTCATACGTGTTTGTTGGATCTGCTGTTGCATCTGATGGTGCCGTGTAAACAGTTGTTGCTTTACTCAATGTTGCTGAGTCACTTGAATACAAAGCTAATTTGAATTGGTCTGCTCCACCAGTAAAGTTGTGACCCTCTACTAAAATTTCTTGTTTAAAACTATTACATATAGCCGATGTTATTGTCATAATTTTTCTCCCATTACTGAGGCGGTGACTCGATTGGTATTCTTATTGTTCCATCCGTGTAATCGTCTCGTCTTCGTCTTCCAAGTTGCATACTTGCAAACTTAGCTAGCTCTTGTTTATACTTATTCTCATATAATGTCAACATATCACTTGGACCTTTTAAAAAAGAAAAAGCTTCTACTAAACAAGCATATAAAAGGCCTTGTGGAAAATATTGACTAACATAAGTCGTTGTATTACTGCCTGATAAAGCTTGTGGAAGTTTTGTCCAGGAAATAGTAAATTTATAATTAGCATCTGGAGTAGGGGCCACTAAAATAGCGCCTGATGTAGTTGAAGTTATTCCTGTAGCTCCACCAAACATAGCATAATATTTAGGTAGTCCGGTTACATCTTGTCCAGTTTGACCACCAGAATTGCCTGTTAATTCTCCTACATATTCCTGTATAAATGTTTGATCTCTTTTCTCTAACCACTGACCTTGTACTGTATTTGATGTAGTTGAATTAAAAACTTCTACACCTCTTACAAACAAACATTCTGCAGGAACGTTTACAGAATTTTGGTCAACTGCAAATTGAGAATCAGACCTAACTCTGTCAGAATCCATAGGAATATCATATGCAATTCTATATTCTGAATTCATTATAAACCCATCAATAATACCTTGAGTAAAAACATTAGCGTCTACTTCTGTGTAGTCTCTAATCGCTGTTGTTAATGTTGCGTATGTCCATCCTGCCATAATTAAGCCTTATCATTAATCGGTCCAATTGTACATTGAAAACCGCCTCCAGTATCAGTGCTTGTTGCATTTGATACAAGTGGCACCGTAATAGAATTATATTGTGTTTCGGTTTCTGGTTGAGCCCCTGTTATAACTGTTGTTCCAATTGCAGTTGCTAAATAAGATCCAAAAACTTTTGCTCCACTACTGTGTGTAGTAGCTGTTGTGTTTTGTAAAGTTTCTCCTTTAAAAGGTGCTGCTGTTCCACGTGTACAGCCTGTTAAATTATTACC